TTAACCGAAAATTGTTTGATGACATCGTGTGGTATGGATTCAAATGTGGTTTTGTATGCCTGTGCCATCATCAAACCAACAGCACATTGTTGTATATTATTACCTAATCTACCATACCAATGAGAAATTTTCATATAAAAATGTCTCTTGCTTCAGAACCCATACATTCAAATGGTTTGTATGTTTCCTCTTTGACTACGTATGGATCAATCCACCAGTCTTCGTATGGATTTGCTCCGTTACATACACTAGAGCATACTAAAACATATCCTTTCTCTGTCAAGTATTTTCTTGACGCATCCATGATACCAAAACCATCTTTATATGAATCATGTTCAAAGGTTATAACACTGCATCTGTACTCATCTAGTGGAAACTTTTTGAGCACATCAAATGTTATGTGGGGTGGTTCACAGTCAAGAGAAAGATAATCTATTCTACCTTGCCACTTCTCTTTCTTGATTGCTGTCTCGTAATCAAACGCTGTGCCATCTGCTTCATAACAATGGTTCTGTCTTGCCATGTCTCCATTGAAAACTTCACACATTGATTTCTCTATTTCAATAGAGAATCCCCTCCAACCAAACACAGTCTCTAATAAGAATGTGTTACTCATACTTTGAGGATGGTTTGCACCAACCTCAACATACTTACCATTCTTCTTACCCTTCAGCATAGAGAGAACAAACAAGTCCTGATATGCTTGAGAGTAATTTTCAAATACTTTAGTGTGTCCACTGAAAGGATGCTTTAGTGTATCCTTTTCATAATTATAGGTTGTATTCATTTGCTACAGTTACCATAAGACAAATACTTCTTACCAGTTATATCACGTTCTGCATCAACAGGGAACATATCCTTAGTAATCTGTGACATAATCCAGTTGTATGTCTTTCTCATTCCCTCTTCAAGTGTTGTGCTATAATCCCAACCTAACTTTTCTCTGATAAGATCGTTATTAGAATTTCTACCACGAACACCTGTATGTGGTACATCAATATGTTCTTTTTTTATATTTTTATTAGCAACCTTTGCAGCAGTATCAACTAACTGATCAATGGTTACCATCTCTTCTGAACCTATGTTTATGGGATCAGTCCACGTTCCTTCCATGAGTCTACGTGTCGCTTCAATACATTCATCGATGAAGAGGAAGCTTCGAGTTTGAAGTCCATCTCCCCATACTTCAATGGAGTCTCCATCTGAGGCATATGCGACCTTTCTACAGATAGCTGCAGGAGCTTTTTCTCTTCCACCATGCCACGTTCCTTCTGGTCCGTAGATGTTATGGTATCTCGCAATCCTAATATCGAAATTATGATTACGATTGTAAGCGAGATATAACCTCTCGCTGAATAATTTTTCCCATCCATATTCAGAATCTGGTGCAGCAGGGTAAGCGGAATCCTCACGACAATCAGGATTATTTGGATCAAGTTGGTTGTACTCAGGGTACATACAGGCAGAACTTGAATAGAATATTTTAGTTTTACCCACTACGTCAGGTACAGGTTGTAATAGACGTGGGTAACTTTCATTCATCTCCTTTTGACATGATAGGAGATTTATGTTAATAAGAGCAGAGTTATGCATCAAGTCAGCATCATGCTCACCAGTAAAGATATATCCTGCACCACCCATGTCAGCAGCGAATTGATATATCTCATCAAAAGGTTCTTCATACTGAAAAGGAACACTAGCATAGAAGTTGCCTTGCTCTCCTCTAAAGTGAATGACTCTTCTCATGAAGTCTCTATCTGTGAGATCTCCTGTTACAAACTCATTGGCAGCAGTATCAGAAAAGTCAGGGTGCTTGAGGTCAACACCTCTTACCCAATAACCTTCGCTAATCAATCTTTTGACCATATGTGAACCGATGAACCCACCGGCACCAAGCACTAATGCTGTCTTTTTCATTTGTTTTCTTTGATATATTTTATTATAACATGATCTATGTAGTCTAGCATGTCCACCGTAATAACTGGTGAACATCCTAAAAAGAACACGTTGTCTAGAACTTCTGAAGCTCTGGGATAGTTTGATGCAGGTTCAATATGCCTATAAGCAGGATGCATAAGAATATTACCAGCAAAATAATTCCTCGTTTGGATTCCATGATCTTCTAGATACTTTACAAGGTGGTGTTTACCGTCCTTATATATTATTGGAACTCCAAACCAAGAAGTCTCAGCATGTTCTTTCTCTTCAACAACCCTGCAACCAGGAATTTGGTTGAAGACCTGAGTGAGTGCTCCTTTATTCATACGACGGACACAATGTATCTCTGTCTGCTTCTCCAACTGCACAAGTCCAATAGACCCTTGCAGATCGGCAGGCTTGAGGTTGTATCCTTGGACGCCAAAGACATACTTATGATCGACATCCTTGTCGTACCCTTCCAACCAGCGATCAAATCTCTTAGCACAGACACCGTTGGGCAATTTATTTTGGGCACCTACACAATAACATCCACGACCCCACCAAGCAAACGATCTGGCGATCTGAACTATCTCCTCGATATTAGAGGAGACCATTCCACCTTCAATAGTGCAGATATGATGAGCTGGATAGAAAGAACAAGACGCTGCGACGGCTTTTTTAGTCAGCAACTCACCTCTCCACTTGCTACCCAAGGAGTCACAATTGTCAGCGATGTAATGCAATCTGTTCCTATCAAGAATCTGAAAAAACTTATCGAAGTCATAGGGATTGCCAAGGACAGGTGAAGAGAAAACAGCAACAGTTCTAGGTGTTAATTTATCCTCAATCTGTTGTAGGTTCCAATTCAAATCCTCCATATCAATATCTACAAAAACAGGTTTCAACCCTGCTTGAATGATTGGATTGATTGTAGTAGGAAATCCACATGCACATACTATAATTTCATCTCCATCATGCCAATCAAAATATTTTTTCAACGCAGCAATCATCACTAGATTAGCAGACGAACCACTGTTGACCATGACAGAGTGCTTGAAGTCAAACTTCTTAGAGAATGCACGTTCAAACTTGTTGACATTTTCTCCTGCTGGCAACCACTTACCACCTAGTAGTGTTGTAATAGCAGCAGTGACTTCCCTGTTGTCCCAGTAAGGACCTGAGTAATAAATTGGATCGCCTGGTTTCCAGTTTTTGTTGGGAAGATAAGGCATGATTTCATATCCACTCTTCTCCAAACTGAATATAAAATTGTCGACCTGTTCTCCTAGGTTATACATAAGTCTTTTACTATAAACTCATTTGTTATGTGTTGTGCAAAACCTAATTTCTTCAACTTAGTTGTATCTAACCAGAAGTGTTGTGTCTGCACATTTTTATGAAACTGTGGTGGATTCATGTTTATAATCTTACCACGAGATCTTGTAAAATGTTTAGCGAGTTCTACAATCTCACTAACTTTAGTGGGTTGTCCTGACCCTATGTTGTAGATCTCATTCAATTCACCCTTGTCCATAACAAGTTTCATTGCTCTACATACATCTTTTACATGCATTATATCACGACAATGTGAACCATTATCATAGACATTGATATCTCTATCTGCCTTCAATTCATTGATCATCCAAGTCAATGCATTTTTTTGCCTTGTCGCATTGTGATCACCCTCACCCATGACATTACATAATCTTAGAATTCTGTATTTCATCCCAGTAGTTTCTGCGAAAGAAATAATAAGATCTTCCGCACACTTTTTGGTAATAGAATAAAATCCTCTTGGGTTGCATACCGATACTTCTGTGGCGGGAAGTGTTCCCCCTTTGCCATAGACAAACCATGAGGAAACGAAATTGAATGTGATGTCTTCTGATCTACAGAAGTCGAGTGTTTCACAAAGGACTCGAAGATTTGTTTCGACATCCAAAGTGATCTTATCATGTACATTGTAGTTGTGGGTGGTAGAGATCATGTACAGGATGTTATTATGCCTTGGCACTCTATCATCTCTCTCCTGTACTTCAACTTGTTCCTTGTATAGGTTTTTGAAATGTTTACCTATGAAACCGTGACCGTATAGTGAAATCATACTAGCTTTTCAAGATACCATGTGATAGTAGCACGGATACCTACTTCAAAATCTGTAGTAGGTTTCCATCCTGTACGTTGTGTAATCTTACTATGATCCATTCCGTATCGTTTGTCAATACCAGGTCTTTCATTGCTGATACCAATCAGATCATGTGGTTTCTTCAACATATCTAATATCATTATAGTAACATCTATATTTCTCTTCTCACATGAACCACCTACGTTGAAGTGATCGTTGATTATGTTCTTCTCTTCCAGTTTCCATATTGCAGAACAATGATCGTAAACATATAACCAATCTCTTACTTGATGTCCACCTTGATGCATGTATGTAATCTTATTTCTAAACGCATTGTATATAACTTTAGGTATCAACTTCTCTACATGTTGATGAGGACCATAATTGTTAGAGCAGTTAGTAATAAGATAAGGTAGACCATAAGTGTTATGCCACGTCTTGACAAAATGGTCAGACGCTGCTTTGCTTGCTGAGTACGGATTTCTAGGGTCATATGGTGTTGTCTCCTTGAATAATACCTTATCATAATACTCTAAAGAACCATACACTTCATCAGTAGATATGTGATGGAACTTCTCTACGTTATGTCTTAGACTGGCATTCAATAAATTGATTGTGCCTATTACATTTGCTTCTAAGAAAGGTCTGTAATTAGTTATACTATTATCAACATGTGACTCAGCAGCAAAGTGAAATACTTTCTTGATCTTATACTTATCAAAGATATAATTTACATTCTCCTCCTGTGATATATCACAGTACTCAAATACAAACTGATCATTGAGTGGCATGTATTGTTTGTCAGCAGCATAAGAAAGGTTGTCAATGATAACAATCTGATCATCTACACCAGTATATTTTTTGAGATAGTGTAGGAAGTTACTGCCAATAAATCCTGCACCACCTGTAACTAGGAACATAAGTCTATAAGTTTATCAATGTATGCTTTTGCCTTCTTCAAATCTTGGACTTTATCGTCCTTGTGTCCTGCACGACAGACATACTTTACTACATTACCAGTGAAGAAATCAAGTCCTTGATCTGCTATGAAATCCCAAACTTGTATATTACCACGTTGGTAATGTGCAGGGTCTTCTGGTGTGAAATCATTTGGATTCATTAGTAGTGACCCCATGCAAAATGATCTACACGATTAAAATCATCTTGTAGTCTTACGATGTCATCTTCCTGACAGTCACCTCTTTGTACTTCTATAATTCTTATTCCCTTTTTACCACCCTGTATACGATGTCGTTGTTCTATTTGTATAAAGAATGTATCACCAACTTTACATGGTGTCTCAAGATTACCTTGAGTTATTACACCATCACCTTCTACAACAACCCAGTCCTCAGTACGATACCTATGAAATTGTAGAGAGATTCTCATCTCTGGTTCTACGAAGAGTTCTTTGACACAATACTTATCACCTCTCTGTAAAACAGTGAAGTAACCCCATGGTCTTCTTTCTTTTTCAATCATCCAATAAACCCCGTATTCAATAGATCATACTCTAAGTTCTCCATAATAACATCGTAATCTCTATCTTTATCATTATAGAAGTAAATGTTCTGTGCTTGATAGAAAGACTTTAGAGAATCATAAAGATTAGGATGATCATACTCTAAGTCTATCTTATTTTCAACAGCAGATACAAGTAATTGAGATTTGTTTTTGAATCTCGAAAGAAAAGATCCCTTCTTCGACATTGTTTTTTGAACTAACGACATAATTATACTGTTCATTCACCTCAGTTGTCAAGGAAGTAATCATACTCATTTAGAGTCATTACATTGACGTTGATTGCTATCCGATATTCCTTTGTTTTTGATGGCAAAGGTGAGTGATAGTATGTAGCAGGGAAGATGATGAGTTCACCTTCTACTGGTTTATGTATATGTGTTTCCTCTCCCAATAAAAACATAATATCACCTGAGTTTGGTGGTTTCTTTAGGTAGAACACAGTAGATATATCCTTCCTTACCTTCTCTGATATATGATTGTGAAAAAAACTTACACTTCTGTCCTCGTTTGATACGTACGCCCAACTCTTGTTGAATATTCTGTCTGGTATATCTGCCTTAGGATATAGTGTTATAACCTCTTGTTTTATTATATCAAACAAGGGTTGAAAGAATCCTAGATTGTTAGGTGCTATGTCAAATACATACTCACCTCTCTTATAGTTTTTACTACTCCATTTATGTTGTAGTATTA